TGCCTGAGTACGCCATTCCGATCGATCCCAACGGGGAACTGCTCGACGGAAGTCACCGCGTGGCTTGCGCTCTCGCTCTTGGGATTGAGAGTGTGCCTGTGAGGAGAGAGACCCGGTACGCCTGGGCTTCAGCTTGGGGCTTCGATTTTTTCGCCGCAAACGGCATGGAGCAAGGCGACTTTGAACGGCTGCGCCAGGACTGGGAAGTCATCAATGGAAGATGACGACGCCGAAATCATCGTGTGCGCCGGTCCGCCTGTCTGTCCGTTTGATGGCGACGCCGCCATCGACAACGCGCTCGACGGATGTCCGAACTGTCGCCACATCATTGTCAGTGCCGATGGTTCGGAAATTGAATATCAAACCCGGTCGCATTCGTGACAGCCACCCTCGCTGATCTCCAAGCGATCGAGCGTCTTATAGACGGGCTCTCGCCGGAGAAACGCAAAGCGCTGGCGAATATGCCGGCGGTCAAGGCGCGACTTGGAAAGTGGCAACCCAATCCGGGAGCGCAGGAAGCTGCATATTACTCGTCCGCAGATTGTCTACTATACGGAGGACAACCTGGAGGAGGTAAGAGCCAACTTATTCTCGGCCTCGCCTTCAACGCGCACAAGCGCACCATGGTCATGCGCCGAGAATACGGTGGCCTTGATCGGCTAATCGAGGACGCACTTAAGATCCATGGCAGTCGCGATGGATATAACGGATCGCCGCCACCGCGACTGAAGATCGATAAGGATCGGGTGATCTACTTCCGCGCCGCCCACCGAATTGGTGACGAACAGGGCAGTATGGGGCAAGGGAGAGATTTGCTTGCGATCGATGAGGCCACGCAATTTGCGGAGAGCCAAGTTCGTTTTATGATGGGCTGGGTGCGTACGGAGGATAAGGGGCAGCGGACCCGCACTGTGCTCGCGACCAATCCGCCGCTCCAGGCTGAAGGCTTGTGGGTGGTGAAGATGTTCGCACCTTGGCTTTCTGACCGCTATCCGAGGCCGGCGCTGCCAGGCGAATTGCGCTGGGTTATTTCAGACGCCGACGGTAATGACGAATGGGTCGATGGACCTGATGATGTCCGCGAAATCAACGGCAAGATCATCCGGCCAACGTCGCGGACCTATATCCCAGCGTCCACGAAGGACAACCCGTACTATATCGACAGCGATTACGAGCGGCAACTGGATGCGCTGCCGGAGCCGTACCGCTCGCTGCTCATGGGCGGCTTCAAGACACAGTTTCGGGATGCAGACAGCCAGCTTATCCCGACTGCTTGGGTAAGGGCCGCGCAAGCCCGCTGGAAGCCCGATGGCTGGCGGGACTATGAGATGACGGCAATGGCGCTCGACCCGGCCGGCGGCGGTGTGGACGCCGCTGTGCTCGTTTGGCGGCATGGCGGCTGGTACGCGCCGCTTGTGGCGCTCAAAGTCGATGCGGCGCGGGATGGCGATGACCAGAACGCCGCCGCAGAACGTGCATTGAGACGCGCTTCGGAAATGGCGGCAAGTGTCGTCATTCATCGCCGGGCGAATGCTCCTGTCATCGTCGATATGGGCGGCGGCTATGGTGGTGACGTCACGTCGAGACTGAAGGAAAACGGCATCGCCTATCAGGCGTTCAACGGCGCCAACAAGTCCACGAACATCGGTGCCGACAACATGCGCTTCATAAACGCTCGTGCCGAAGCCTGGTTTAAATTTCGCAGCGAGTTGGATCCGGATCGCGAAGGTGGCTCAGTGATCGCGCTTCCGGATGATCCGGAGCTTCTCGCTGATCTGGCAACGCCGACATTCGAAGTGAAGACGAACGGCATCCAGATTGAGAGCAAAGACGAGATCAGGAAGCGCCTCGGCCGCTCGCCGGACAAGGGCGACGCCGTTGTTATGTGTCTTGCGCCTGGCAATCAGGCAGTGAAACGTGAAATCGGTCGCCGGTCAGGAGGGATCAAAGTCCACTTGGCCTACCCGAACGCCAAACGCCGCCACAGATAATCCAGTTCTCCCTTGCGCATTTTCAACGTCGCTTACGCGGCGGTGCTTCGCGCGTCTACCAGCCAGAAGGAAAACGATAATGGGATCTCTCTTCTCCCCGAAAATTGCCAAGCCTGAAGCTCCAAAGCCCGTTCGCATGCCAACGGAGACGGACCCGAATATCTTGGCCGCAGCCCAGCGGACCCGCGAAGGCGCCATGCGCCGGATGGGGCGTCAGTCCACCATCATGACGGATATGACCAAGGCGACGACTGGCTCAAGCGGCGCCAAGCTCGGGGCCTGACATCCAGATGCACGCAAGGGCGAAGGAAATCGTCAGCCAGGGCGACAAGCTCTTCGGCGACAAGCAGCAGGTTGACAGCCTCAACCAGGAAATCGCCCTCAACTTCTATCCAGATCGCGCGGATTTTACCACAAAGCGCAATGAGGGCGAGGAGTATTCAGATCACCTGTTCTCGTCCTACCCGTCGCTCTGCCGGCGCGAACTCGGGAACATGCTGGACGAGTTCCTATTCCCGGAAAAATGGCTGTCGATCCATGTCGATGACGAGGAACTTGACGAGGGCGATGAAGAGCGGCGCTTCCTTGAGCGTTTGACGGAAATCCAGTGGCGCGCGATGAACGATGCGCGCGCCAATCTGGTGACGGCAAGAAGCCAGACAAACCACGATTTTTCCAGCTTCGGCAATGGCGTCATCAACTATGGCCTCAACGTCAGGGGCGATGCGTTGCTCTACCGCAACTACCATCTCCGCGATGTGGTTTGGTCTGAGAATGCCGAGGGCCGCATCGACTGCGTTCACCGCAATTGGTGTCCGACGGCGCGGCAACTGAAGCACCATTTCGGTAAAGACGTCTCCGAACAGGTGATGAAAGCCTGCGAGAAGGAGCCGGACAAGATCTTCCGTTGCCGTCACGTCGTCATGCCGTCACGGCTCTATGAGTACAAATCCAAGGGCGGCAAGGCTTTCCCGTTCGTCTCGCTGTTCGTCGAGATCGAAACCGACAAGGTGCTGGAAGAGGTCGGCCAGAACTGGCTCGGCTACGTCATCCCACGATGGCAGGTGGTGTCAGGCTCCGTCTATGGCCGCTCAATGGCGACGAGCATCCTGCTTCCTGACGGCAGAACCATTCAGGTGGTGATGCGAACGCTTAGGGAAGCTGCCGAGAAGTACGTCGATCCGCCCATGCTCGCGATCGGTGACGCCATCCGTGGCGATATCGCGCTCTATGCCGGTGGCATCACCAATGCCGACATCGAATATGATGAGCGGCTTGGCGAAGTCCTGCGTCCCGTCACGCGCGACCGCGGCGGCATGCCGATCGGCTTTGAGATTGCATCGGCGCTTAAGGAAGACATCCGCTCCGGCTTCTTCCTCGACAAGATCCAGTTGCCGGAAACGTCTCGGGCGATGACGGCAACCGAAGTTCGCCGGCGTATCCAAGAGCACATCCGGGCAGCGGCGCCGATCTCCAAGCCGATCCAGAAGGAATATAACGATCCGCTTTGCGACGGCACTTTCCAGATCCTCCTGGAAAACAATGTCTTCCCGATGGACGAGATGCCGGAGAGCCTACAGGGGCACGAGCTCAAGTTCAAGTTCCGCTCGCCGCTCGACGAACTCGCCGAACAGAACGAAGCCGACATCTTCGTCGATGTGCGTGACCGTATCCTGATGCCGAGCGCGCAGCTTGACCCATCTCTCATCGAGACCGCTGATCTTGCCGAAGCCACGCGTGACGCCATGCGCTCGGCCGGCTGGAAAGCCAAATGGTTCAAGCCGAAGGAAGCCGTCGATACGCGCCGCGAGCAGCAGGCTCAGGATCAGGAAGCCGCTCAGATGGCACAGGAGGCCGCTCAGATCGGCCAAATCGCCGAGCAAGGCGGCAAAGGCCTCGATGCGCTTATGACGGCTGGAGCGGATGTTATGCCGCCTCAGCAGGGCGCACAGTCGAAGATGAGCGTGGTTCAAGGTGGCAGACGGTAAACGCAAGGAGATCTGGCATCCGCCAGCCTATTCCGACGACGACATTAGGGCAATCCAATCGATTGCCCTTTTTGCTATGGGCGCGACAACGCCATGGAAGCCCGGTCAGGAGCCGCCTGCGCCGACGCCGCTCGACTGCAAGCGGGCTCTCGATTGGATTATCAACCATGCCTGCGCGACCTATGAAAATGCGTTTGTCGCGAATGATCCCAATGGCCGCATTGGTGCCTTTATGGAAGGTCGCAGATTTAGCGGCCAGCAGATCGTCAAACTGACGAAGCTGAAAATCAATCCTGTCAGCAATCCATACCGCGAAGAAGGATAACCCGATGGCTGGACCCTACGGCACCGCTGCCGACGAGAAGAAATACATGGCCGAAGGCGATCTGCACACGCTCGTCGAAGCCGAGAAGATCAAGAAGGACAAGACGCGCTTTTCCGCGGCGATGAAGTGCCGCGACGAGAAGATGGCCGCCATGCAAAACATCACAAAGGACTGACCATGACTGGCGAAGCCGCACCGAGTTTTTCCGCGGACGATCTCGCATTGCTGGGCGACAATTCTGGCGCTGGCGATGCTGGGGGCGACAAGAGCACTGACGATAAGGCCGCGCAGGCGGACGCCAAGGCACAGCCAGACGCTGCGGCCAAGGCGGTCCTCGCCGACGGGAAGCCGAAGACGCTGCTCAATGGCGCCGATCCGGATGCTACCGACAAGGCCAAGGAAGCCGAGCAGAAGCCTTACTGGCCCGATGACTGGCGCGAGAAGATGGCCAAGGAGACGGCCGGCGAGGATCAGAAAGCCTATGCTAAGGAATTGAAACGGCTCCAGCGCTTCTCCACTCCGGTCGGCGTCTATGGCTTCGCTCGCGAATACGAAGGTAAGTTCGACCGCGGCGGGCTCGTCAAACTACCCGGCAAGGATGCCAAGCCAGAAGAACTCGCCGAATTCCAGAAGGCCTTCGGCTGGGCGGAAAAGCCCGGCGAGATGTTCGCTCAGATCGAACTCGCCAACGGCGCCGTCATCGGCGAGATGGATAAGCCCCTGATGAACGGCTTTCTCGAAGCTGTCCACGGTGCCACATCCGCCCAGCAGGTCGTCAGTAAAGCCGCCAACTGGTATCTGAAGCAGCAGGAGCAGTTGGCCGCTGACCTAGACCAGAAGGACGACGAATTCCTCCGGACCTCCACGCGCGAACTCAAGGAGGAACTGGGTCCGAAATACGATCGCGTGATCAACAATATCTCATCGCTGCACCGGTTTCATCCGCGCGGGCGCGAAGGCTTCGAGGAAATGATCACCGGCCGCGATAGCGCGACGGGTCAGATCATCGCCAACAATCCGGAACTCGTCCGGATGTTCGTCGCCCTGTCGCAGGAGGTCAATCCGGTCGGCTCCGTCGTTGAGGATTCAGCCGGCGGCGTAATGAGCGTCCAGAACGAACTCGCGTCCATCCAGAAGATGCGCACCGAAGAGCCAAAGCGCTACTGGAGCGATGTAACTCAGAAGCGAGAGCTTGAACTTCTCAATGTTCTTGAGAAGGAAAAAAATCGGGCGAGAGCCTGATCAACCACGATCGCCACACCTGGTCAACCCGGCTCGCCGGCGCCAAGGGAGACGATCAAAACTACCCCATCGACCGTCACTAGCGCTCTTGGATGCGTAAACGGCGCCTGCTCTTCGTGAGTGGGTCAACCCGCGAGCGTGTCGGAAAGGGTTCACCGAACGGACGGCATTTCCAAAGCAATATCAAGGAGATGCCATAACATGGCTGAGAGTGCGCCGCAGATCCAATATCGCCAGCAGCTGGTGATGGGATTTGAAGAAGGTATGTCCTGGCTCCGCCAGACTACCGTGACTGAAGCCGTCGTCAAAGGAAACACGGCTACGTTCATCGTCGGAGACTCCGGCGGTGCGTCAGCCGTAACTCGCGGCATCAATGGTCTCATCCCGGCTCGCGCCGATAATATGAGCCAGCCGGCCGCGACACTGACCGAGTTCCACGACCTCGTTCGTAAGACCCGGTTCAACATCTTCCAGTCTCAGGGCGATCAGAAGCGCCTGATGCAGGAAACCACCCGCAAGGTGCTCAATCGTCGCATCGACGCTGACATCATCGCTCAGCTCGACACGGCGACGGCCAATCTGGGTGCAGCAACCACGTTCTCCCTGGCCGCTGTCGCGAAGGCGATGACGACCTTGGGTGAAGCCGAGGTTCCTGTCGATGAGCAGGATAAGATGTTCGCCGTCTGCAGCCCTGCGGTGCGCGGCTACTTCATGCAGATCCCGGAAGGTATCAAGATCGACTATGTCGATATGAAGTATCTGGCAGGGCCTGCACGTCGCACCATGCGTTGGGGCGGGTTCAATTGGATCTTTCATCCGAACCTCACCGGCGTCGGAACCGCATCGGAGAAGTGCTACTTCTATCATCGCGATGCGATGGGAAGTGCCTTCGACAGCGGTGAAGGTCTCAACACGGCAATCGGCTACAATGACGAGCAGGACTATTCCTATGCCCGCGCGTCATCGTTCACCGGTGCCAAACTCCTTCAGCAATCCGGCATCGTGCAGTTCCTGCATGACGCATCGGCCATTTAAGGAGGACTGAACTAATGGCTAACTATCAATCCGCCAACTTCAACCTCCGTCAGCAGTCGATCGCCGGTCGTAAGTCCTGGACTTACGAAGACACCGGACCGGTCGCTGATGTCATTGCTTCTGGCTTTGTCACTGACGGCGCACTGAAGGGCTGCGATAGCGGCGACTTCGTCGAGTATCAAGACACGTCCCGCAGGATCATCTACGGCCTGAAGATCTCAGGCATGACCGATACCGGCTCCACCCAGTTGACGCTGGATGGTCAGGTGATCATCGGCGACACTTCGTAACCATAACACCGCTTGGGGCTGGCGTGTATTTTTGCCAGCCCCTCGATCTCGGCAATCATAAGGAAAATCCATGGCAACGGTTAGCTACAACTCTGAGGTAAATCTTGCCGGCGGGTACGTTAAAGTAGAGTGGCCCGGTCTGTCTGCTGGCGACGACGGCCAAGTCTTCAACTGCGCTGGCCTGAGGCTTGCCTCTATTCACTATTGGGGCACTTTCAATGGCGGTCACGTCAAAGTAAGCGCAAGCAATGAGCTGTCACCATCAAATTTTCACGATTTCTATGACAATACATCGCCTGATATCAAGTTTCAGTTAGCAACTGGTTTGGACCTACTTTATGCGGGTTCAGTCAGGCCGATTGCTGGTTCTGGGGTTGGCAACGCAGGCGTTTCCCTTCTCTTCATGACCCCGTCGGCGCAGTGACGCGCTGGCCCACTCCCCTTATCGGCGATACGGGCTGACGTTTTCTCCCAGACTGGAGCCGCCGCGTTTTTGGCGGCTCCTTTCATTCACTCCTCAAAAGGAAAATCCATGTCTGATGTTACCGCGCCGGCCAAGCCGGCTAAAGCCGTTCCGCCCATCATGAAGCCTGCGCCGCAGACCCTTCGCGAGGTCAAGCCGAAGACCTTCTCTCCCTCCAGCCTCAAGCCTCTCGGCTATGGCGAGACGGAAATCATGACGATTGCCGTTCCCACCGGCTGGACGTTCGAAGATGTGATGAAGCCGGTTGCATGGTCTTCCATCGTCGGCCCGATCGCCGCCAATTCGACGAAGACTCAAATCGATCGCGTCAATTCGCTGATCTATGCCACGACCGCCGACCATAGCTTCATGGCCTGGCTGCTGATCACCGGCATCGTGCGTGATGCTATGAACAATCCATGCGGCGTCAATCTGATCTGCGTCGGCCCAAGCGTCGATCTCAAGACCGGCAGGCCTTGCCCGCTCAATCTGAAGACGGGATTGCCGTGGGTCGATCCGGCGAAGCTGGCGGCAGAAGCCGCTTAAGCGGGAGGCGGGAACGTGGCAACAAAACTCGGGATCTTCAATCAAAGCCTGGACGATCTCGGTCATCGCCCGCTTGCCGACACCGGTGAGGCCGTCGAGGCTGGCCGTATCCTCGTTGGCCGCTATGATCGCGTGGTCGCCGATTGCATTGCCGAAGCCTCCTGGAATTTCGCCATGGAGACGATCAAGGCTGATGCAGACACTGGCGTCACGCCCGAGTTCGGTTATCCCAATGTTTTCGCTAAGCCGTCGGATTGGGTCAGGACAATCAGCATCTCCGAGGATGAATATCTGAACTTCCCGCTGCTGTCCTACTATGACGATTCCAACTTCTGGTCTGCGGATAATACGCCTGTCTACATCCGCTATGTCAGCAACGACACCGGTCTTGGCCTCGACCTCACGCGTTGGCCGGCGGCGTTCACGCGCTTCGTCGAGTTGGAGCTTGCCGTTCGCAGTTGTCTGCGGATTACCCAAAGCAATTCGCTGAAGGCCGATCTTGAGAAGGACCGCGACCGCGCGCGCAAGCAGGCAAAGATTTTAGACGCGATGGACGAGGGAACTAAGTTTTCGCCGCCCGGCTCCTGGACTTTGGCGCGCGGCGGTAGAAGCAATGGTCGCGAGCGCGGTTCTCGCGGGTCACTCATTGGGTGACGGCAGTTTTCGTTGAACACCTCGTTTGATGCGACTGATCTGAGTTTGCCAGACCCCGTAATCAGCGGCAATTTTAGCTTGGGATCTTGTATCAAGGCGTATGGCAGCAACCTGCTCGTCTGTTAGTTTCGCGGCAGGGTTCGCGGTGCCGTTATTCGGGGTTCTGTTGTTGCCTTGCTGTTTCCAGGTCGCCCAAATGCAATTGTCTGGTTCATAATCCTTATTATTATCGACACGCTCAACGGTATATTCGCGGTGTCCACCAGGACGCTCGCCCATGTCTTCGAGAAAGTTATCAAATTTTTGCCAACGCTCGCAGACGGTGATGCCACGTTTCTTGTAATGCTCATATGCTGGGTTTGAAGGCTGGGTGCAGCGAGCAACCATGTTGGCCCAGCTTCGATAGGTTCCAGAAGGTTTCCGATCTTTACCGTTTCCGGAGTGTTTGTGGCGTCCTTTGGCGCAACCACACGACATGACAGCCTTTCGGTGAAGTCTAGACGCCTGTATAATGACCTCATTGCCGCAATCGCAGGTGCAATGCCAGTAAATGCCTTTGCCAAGGGTGGAATGCGACTTCCGCAAAACTGTCAGTTTACTGATTCGCACATTTGTGAGGTCATAAGTCATGAATAAATATGCAATAGAACGGAGGTAAGTGCTATGCGTCAAAACGCCTCACTTTTATCCTTTCAATAGAGGGCTTATCAGTCCCAAGGCACTCGCGCGTGTTGACCTCGACCGCACGCGCTTGTCGGCAGAAGTCTACAACAACTGGGTTCCTGAGACAGTCGGCGCGATGAGCATCCGGCCCGGTACGAAATTCATGGGAAGTTCGCTTCGGGACACCGGCGCGGAATTTATCGAATTTGTCGCCTCGACCACCGACGTTGCTCTGGCGGAACTCACCAACGAGAAGATGCGCATATGGCTGGGTGAGGATGCGCATGAACTAGCGCTGCTTGGCCGTCCGCTCGTCGTGGCAAGCGTGAGTTTCAGCGATACCGGATGGACGAACGCCAGCACCGGCGGAACGGTCGCATCAGCGGCAGGTGATCTCATTCCTACCATGACGAGTAACACTACGAGTGGTGTTACCATGACGGCGTCATCGTCGAACGCGCTTGGCGGCGGACTGGGCGGAAGATCCTGGCAGACTGGCGATAACAACAATACTACCGGCTGGGCCGATACGGGCACCTTCCAAGGAGGCACGCTCCCAAGCTGGTTGAAGGTTGACTTTGGCGCAGGCAATACCAAGACGGTTGCTCGCTATACGCTCCGAGCTGGAGCGAATTCCTCCCAGTTGGATAATGTGCCGCGCAGTTGGGACTTTCAAGGCAACGATATCGATACAGGCTCAGATGCAAGTTGGACGACGCTAGACACTGGCGGCGATCAAACCGGATGGGCGGTCAGCGAGAAACGGGAATTTGCAGTCGGATCGCCGCAAGCCTTCCGGTTTTATCGGTGGAACGTCAAGGAGATCACCGGCGGCGGCGATGTGAGCGGAGAGCTATTCATTTCTGAAGTTGAACTATTTGAGGTTGACAGTTCGACGCAAGCAAGATTTGATGCATCCGGGCTCATCCTCAACGCTAATGCAATTGGATCTCGCGCTAAGGCAACCAAGCGCGTCATTGTCGATACTGGCGATTATGGCGTTGAACATTCCTTGAATATTGATGTCAGTCGCGGTCCTGTGGTTTTGCGTGTTGGCTCGTCGGCGGGTGACGATGATTTTATCTCGGAAACATCCGTTGGCACAGGACATCACAACCTCGCCTTTACGCCATCCAGCGATTTTCATATCACCTTTCAAAGCGACGCGTTAGTAAACCGGATTGTTGAATCTATTGCCATCGGCGACAGTGGCACGGTTGAGATCGATGCGCCATGGGATACGAACGATCTCGACAATATACGATATGACCAATCGGCAGACGTGGTCTATGTCGATTGCGCCGCAGTCAGGTCCAGCAAGATCGAGCGCCGTGGTACGGGACGCTCATGGTCGGTTGTAGATTATGCACCCAATAATGGGCCTTTCCTGGCTGCACCTTCGTCGGCCGCAAGAATGTCCGTCAGCCATTTCTTCGGCAATACGACGCTGAATTCGGACAATCCATTCTTCACGGTCGGGCATGTTGGAGCGCTGATCCGCATTTTTAATGAGGGACAGGGTGGGCAATGGCGGCTTGGAGCGCTGGATGCGAAGACCGATGCTATTGAAGTCACTGGCATCCAGGATACTGGTACCGGTGCAGGAAGTGAGCGACAAGTTATAGTCTCTGTCAGCGGGACATGGTCTGGCACAATCATCATAGAGCGATCTATCAATAATCTCGATTTTGGGTTTAATCCAGTTCCGACAAATTTCATGGCTGGGAGTGCTGCCACAGACACTGGTACTTTCAGCCGGACGATCAATGATGACGATAACAACATCAAGGTTTGGTATCGTGCGCGAGTTTCTGCATATACTTCTGGCGTACCTGTGGTAGCCATCACTTATGGTGGCGGCGGCGTTACCGGCATCGCCCGTGTCACCGATTATAATTCCAACACTTCCGTTGGCATCGAGGTTCTGAGCCGCTTTTCCGACACCGGCACATCGGACAATTGGCAGGAAGGCTACTGGTCTGATGCTAGAAGCTTCCCGTCAGCCGTGGCGTTGCATGGCGGCAGGCTCGGTCATGCCAATGGCGGCAACCTGTTCCTGTCCGTCTCCGATGACTTCGAGAGCTTCGATGACGCCACAATAGGCGATGCTGCTCCCATCATCCGCACGCTCGGCTCCGGGCCGGTCGATAATATCGTCTATCTGATATCATTGCTGCGGCTGATCATCGGCACGGCCGGCGCCGAGATCGCGCTGAAATCATCATCGCTCGACGAACCAGTGACGCCAACCAATTCTAGCGCCAGCGCGTTCTCCACGCAAGGCTCCGCCAATCTCCGCGCTCTCAAGATGGACAACCGGGCCATCGTGGTGCAGCGCTCTAAGCAGCGTATCTTCATGGTGGGCGCAGGCACGAGCGGCGCTACGTTCGGGGACTTCGAAGGCAGCGAGCTGACGACGTTAATTCCGGATCTGCTCGCCGCTGGCATCGTATCGGTCGCGATACAGCGGCAGCCCGACACACGAATTCACGTGGCTCTTGCCGACGGAACCTGTGGGCTCCTCACCTACGAGCCACAGGAAGAGATCATCTGCTGGTATACGTGGTCAACGGACGGTTTTGTCGAACGGGTGATGTCGCTGCCAGGCATCTCCGAGGACGCCGTTTTTTATCACATTCGCCGTACTATAAACAGCGTCACCAAGCGTTACCTCGAAAAATGGGCCATGCAGGCAGAATGCCAAGGCGATACGGGGCTGTCGTATCTAGCCGACTGTGCCGTTTCTTTCACGGACACCGGCCGCGCCAGCGTTCTGACCGGCTTCAGCCATCTCGCGGGCAAGTCGGTCGTGGTCTGGAGCGACGACACAGGGCAGTCAACGGCGGGGAAGGATCTATCGCCCGGCTATAATTCAGCACAAACGCTCTACACAGTCGATACGGGCGCGGGGACGATTACGTTAAATGAAAGTGTCCATCACGCAGTAGCGGGATTGCCCTATAGTGCGGATTGGCGCTCGGCAAAATTGGCTTACGCCGCTGAAGGCGGCACGGCTTTGGCTCAGATGAAACGCGTCGCTCAAGTGGCGTTCGTCCTGAGCAAGACTCATTGCCGGGGCCTCCAGTACGGATCCGATACCGGCCACCTTGATGGACTGCCTCAAGTCATTGATGGCGGGGCTGTCGTTGATGCCGATAAGATTTTCGAAGACTTCGATCAAGTTGCCATGTCGATGAACGGCACGCATAACGCGGATTCCAGAATCCAACTGCGGGCGCAGGCACCCCGCCCCTGTACGGTCTTAGCGATTATTCCTTCGGTCCAAACCAATGACCGAGTCTGATACCCTATTTTTTGAGTCTGATGCCGCTGCCGCCATCGCGAGTATCGCCTGGTTCTAGGAACATGGCGCCGGCTTCATCGAAAGCCTTCTGAATAGCCGCCAATGTACTTGCGCGCGGATCGGTAACGCCGCGCTCAATGTTCTTGATGCTGATCTCGGACACGCCGGACGCCCTTGAAAGATCGGCTTGGGTCCAACCAACAAGCGCTCTGGCTGCGCGGATTTGAGCGGGCGTGATCACGCGGGCAAAGTATGCGATTGGCATCGGTACGGCAACCTTTGTGAACTTTTCGTATATTTAGCGTTGACAGCATAGAGCTATATACTTTACGTACACTCTTGTAAACGTGGCATCGCATTTTGGCCAACGGCCAATGGATTGCAACCGGCCACATTCAGGAGATAAAATGGCAAAAGAAGAAATTGTGAGTCTCACGAAGGCTCTATCGAAGCCGACGACGTTCAAGCGCTTTAGCATCTGGATCGTCGGAGACACGCCGCTTATCACCCATGCTTGGAGTCATAAGGCCAAGCTGGAAATGCTGCAAAAGCAGGCGAAAGCGATCAAGCCGGGCAAGTCAGTTCGCGATCCGCATCAGGATTTCGTTGACAGCATGTACGAGATGGGGGACGGCAGTTACGGTTTCCCGGCGACCGGTTTCAAAAACGCGATTTTGTCGTCCGCACACAAGGATCGCGGCATTGCACGTACCGCAGTTCTCGGCGCGCTCTGGATCGATGCACATATGATCCGCACGCGGCCGGCGCTGTCATCCGCGATCTGCGATATGCCGCTGTTGCGGATCTACGGCGGCGACCCGGACCAGCCGAGCCACCCGCCGCTGTGCCGCGAGGATATGGTGAAGATCGGCGCGGGGCTGAACAAGGTCGCGAACTTGGCCTACAGAGCCCAATTCTCGGTTTGGGCCATGCAGATCACCGGCCGGTTCAATTCGACGGTGATCACCGATGAAGCGCTGGGTTTTCTGATCATGGAAGCCGGCATGGCCTCTGGGCTTGGCGAATGGCGTAACGAGCGTAAGGGCATGTTCGGCGCTTTCCATCTTGCCGATGAGCATGAGGAGAAAGCCTGGAACGCCTTCAAGGACGGCAAGGGCAAACTGCCAATGCCTGCGTCCTACAAGATGGCTGCGGAGTGACCCAATGATCCGCTACGTCTTCAATGAAGAGAAAGTGCTTGCGATCAAAAATCTGGAGAAGGCCGACCCCCAGAAATTGGGGGAGGCCATCGTCAAGATCGCGAAGCGCAATAACGGAAAAGCCGAACCGGACCAGCTCTGGCGCGATGCAAAGGGCAATCCGAAGCATCCAGCCTATCATCTGTATGAATGGGATGTTGAGAAGGCTGCCGAGGCACATTGGACTGAAACGTCGCGCCGCATCATTCGCTCTATCGTGCCACTGGATGATGATGGCGAGCAGATGAATGTTCCGGCCTTTGTGTCGATCAAGGCTGATGATGGCGTCGGTTATCGGCACTATGCCGAAGTCATGGAGAGCGCTTCACTACAGGCAGCGGTGCTTGCCCAAGCAGAGCGCGATCTGCTGGCGTTTCAACAGCGTTATCGCCGGTTCAAGCAGCTCTTCGATTTGGTCGAACCGGTGATTCACAAAACCCGCGAGCTTCGCGGGAAGTCGAGAGAAGAAGATCGGCCCTCTCGTTAAATGTGGCTGTGGGCAAGGATGGGCAAGGCCGTGTCCGGCGCTGCTCAGCGATGTTTGTCCGGGTATGGCAGGCAAGGCTCAGCAAGGTCTGGCCCGGTTCGGCGGGGCTGGTCTCGGTAAGGCATTGCTTGGTGCGGCAGGCACGGCATGGCTAGGCAAGTCCTGTCTCGGCCGGGCCCAGATCGGTCCAGCTTGGCGAGGCTTGGCAGGGCGTTACAAGGCAGGCATTGTTCAGCATGTCAGGTCTGGTCACAGCGTAGACCGGCACAGTAAGTCAGGCATGGCAGGGCATCGAATGTTGCGGCGCGATGTCGCCAGTCGATGTGCGGTCTGGCAAGGCTGGCTTGGACAGGCATAGTCCTGCATGGTCTGGCAGGGCACAGCCCTGCTCGGCAAGGCCGTCTAACTGAGAGCGCAGAGATCGGCCGCTCTATAAATATAGTCGTGGGCAAGGATAGGCAGGCAAGGCTGGGCTTGTCCCAGCGTAGTGGGGTCCGGCATGGCCAGGCGAAGCAGGCATGGTTGGTTTCGGCTGGTCAATGTCTGGCCCAGCTAGGCTTGGCTCGGCATAGTTCTGCTCGTTAAGGCAGGCTCGTCTCGGCCCGGCGTGGCAGATCTGAGGCTTGGCGTTGCAGTGCTCGTTAAGGCAGGCTTGGCAGCGCTCTGACAGGCAAGGCGCGTCCGGTCCAGTCCGGGTCCGTCCCTGCATCGCAGCGCGCGGCACAGCCCAGAGCGGCAAGGCCGGCTAAAAGCATAGGCGGATGCGGCGTTTTACTGCCGCATCCGCCATTACTCACACAACCCGCTTTCGGCGGGTTTTTTCATGGGAAGACATGAGCCCGATCATCCGCCAAGCGACGCGCGCCGATGTGGCTTCCTATGCGCCTGACAAGTGCGCGCCGACGTTTCGCGGTCTCGTCATGGAACTGAACGGCGAGATTATCGGGATTGCTGGAATTGCGTTAATCAATGGTCGTCACAAAGCATTTTGTGATTTGAAGCCTGAAGCCAGACAGTACAAATTCCGCATTGCCCGCGCGGCGCGCCGCTTCTTCGCCGAGTTACGCCGCGACAATATCAGATTCATTTATGCCGACCGTGACGTCAGTGAGCCTCGCTCTCTTGAGTGGCTGACATCACTCGGCTTCGAACTCGATCCCAGATCCCTCACCCTTTACCGATGGACCGCCTAATGGCAGCAATTTTTGCCGCACTGCCCGCAATTCTGTCGGCAGCGGCAGCGGCAGCGCCGACCTTATCGACAGTCGCGACGGTAGCGTCGATTGCCGGAACCGCCGTGACTGCGGCCGGCACGATTGCCGCTGGCAAGCAAGCTGAGGCTACCGCCAAAGGCGAAGCCTTACAACTCGAAGCTAAAGGCAAGGAAGAGCAAGCCGCGAGCCAGCGCGACGCCGAGGAATTCCGCCGGCGCAAGAACTTGGCGCTGTCCACGTTGCAGGCCAATTCTGCTGCATCAGGGTTCACCGCGACCGATCCAACGGCGCTTGCGCTTAGCGATGAGATCTCGCGTTACGGTTCGTTGCAAGAACAAATGGCGGCTTATGGCGGCGCATCTCGCCGTGCTGGTCTTGAGGATCAGGCGGCTGGGCGGCGGATCGAAGGCAAGGCCGCGCGCCAGGGGTCGATGTACTCGGCAGCCGGTACCATTCTCGGCGGGATCACCAGCATGGCCGACCGCTACAATCCGAAGCGTCAGCTTCAGTCCAACCAATACATATACGGACCAGACACTTCCTCATCTGGTTACCGTTAGGAGTACTGCCATTGGCTACGCTACCGAAGCGCGAAGATCTAGGCGGCATGCCATCGGCCCGCTCTGGGCGTTCTATCGTTCGTGTCGATACATCGGCAGAGCAGAAGGGCATCATAGACTTCGGACAGAGCCTTGCCAAGGTGGGCGCGGCCGTTGCGGACTATAGCAGTTCAACCGATCTGTTCGATGCGGAAAAACGCTTTCAGGAATTCAAATGGGGCGAGCAGCAGGGACTTGAGCAGTCTTTGCGCGAGGTCGAGCCAGGACAGGCCGACGGTCTTGCGGATAATTGGGCGACTGGATACAAACAGAAAGCTAGGGAGTTCCTCTCCACTGTCCCCGAGAGCCAAAAGAGCCGATACGATAACAAGCTGTTTGGCGCAGAACGAGAATTCTACGGTAGAGCATCGACGTTTGCAAGGACGGAACAGAAGCGTGCAGCGGAGGCGTCTATTGACGATGCCAAGCAAAATCAATATTTTAGTCGGGCCAGAAGTGGCGAAGAACTCAGTAAAATTGGCGAGGATTACAAAAGCCTCGTTAGCGCCAATCCGTTTCTGACGCCAATCGAGAAGGATGAGATTTATCGCGGCGGCTTCGGCGATCTTGAGGAAGCCCACATCGCGGGCCGTGTTGATCGCGGCGAAGATATTGAAACGATATTGAGCGACATTCGCGGCAGGACTCGCGAGGAGAAGCCAGCCGGCCTTCTTCAGTCGGGCAACGTCAATCTGAACAACCGGCCGCGCGTAAAGAACGCCGACGGTTCGATCAGCACCGTTCGCTCAATGTCGGTCAACTTCGACGGCAAGGAAGTTCTGATTCCAACGGTTTCCGATGATGGCAAGATCCTATCGGAAGATGATGCGGTAGAACAGTATAAAAAGACTGGCAAATACCTCGGCATGTTCGATACGCCAGAGAATGCCACCGCCTACGCAGAACGGCTGCATAAGGATCAGGAACGCCAGTACGCCAATCCCGACGCCGCACGCGCCAACATCTCCGTCCAGCTCGAAACCGGCAAGACCGATCCTCTCGAAGGCGTCGCCAATATCTCGGCTGATTCCGCTGGCAGCCGATCCTATGGGAATTTCGGGCTGAACTCGGGCGGCTCGGCTCAGAAATTCGCAGCGGAATACGGCAAGCAGTTCGGTCTGACGGCAAAGCCTGGCACGCGTGCATTTGATGAACAGTGGACGAATGCTGCCAAGTCCGCACCGGTGGAACTCCATGATGCCGAAATGCGGTGGTATTCCGCCAACATCACACCTGAGTTAAGCTCGAAGCTGACGAAGGCTGGCGTGTCTGCGGATGTCGCCAATGATCCGCGCGTCCAGGCTTATTTCGCTGATCGTTCCATCCAGCAGGGCGAAGGTTCGATCGACCGGATGGCAAAGCACAAGGCGCGGATTAATGCCGCCTTTGCCGCATCCAATGGCGATCCTGTCGCGTTCCTGAACAATATCACCGAGGCCGACCGCGAGGAACTGGAAAGCGATTTCCCGACAGCGCTCCGCACCGGCGTCTATAGCGAGCGTGGCCATGATGCGAGGCTTAACGGCAGACTGAAGCTTGCCCTTGGCGTTGATGGCAGCGGCGCGGAGCTCCCGTCATACGATGGTCCTTACCGGAACCTCTCCCCTAAGCGCCGCCTTGAGCTGGAAAACAAAATCAAGATCGCCAGCAGCGAAGTGACCCAGCAGGCGCTGAAAGACGGCGAAGCGGAGATCCGCCGTACCGGACAGGCGCCGGTGGATGTCGATGGCCGAACCGCGCTCGATCGAGCAAAGCGCTTCCTGACCAAGAACCAAGTCGAGAAAGCAAAGATCGACTGGCAGGAGGCATCGCTGGAGCACCGCGCTCTCAGCGATCTTGATACGCTGCCGGAGGTCGATCTGCAAGACCGGCTCGCCGCGATTGAGCCGAAGCCGGGCGAGGCGCTTTACGAGATCAAGACGAAGGTCTTCGACAAGGCCACGAAGCGCGTCGAAAATCTGCGGAAAGAGCGCGACACGGACCCGGCGCAATCCGTTGTAGGGCTTCCGGAAGTGGATGAAGCTATCCAAGCCGTTCGCGCCACGCCGGATGATCCGGAAGCGTTGCAGAACCTTAGCCGCGTCCGCCTCGACGCTCAAGCCAAAGTCGGCATTCCGGAAGGATTGCGCTCGCCAGTCACGCGCGCCGAGGCGCGGGTTCTGATGTCACCCGTCAGAGGATTGGAGGGCAAGGCGCTGACGGAAGCGCTCGTCCCCATGCAGGCAACGCTTCAGGAGCGCTATGGCCCATATGCGCGATCTGTTGGCATTGCCGCACTCGAAACGGCGGTGAAAGATAAAGATCTTGCCGATCAGATTCAGTACGCAATCGACAACGCATTCAAGGGCCAGCCGGTCTTATCTACCGATGTTCGCCGCATCGAATATTTGACTGAGATCAACGCCGCTACACGCGCATTCGGCGGCGAATTCGTGGGCGAGCCGTTCCGGAAGTTCGGCCCGCAGCCAACTGGCCAATCGGGTGGCGTTGGTCCATTGCTCGGCGGGGACGCCAGTTTCCGCAGACCAGAGACGCAGACCGAAGGCGCAATGCCCTACTCTGAGAGCCCGATGGGCGGCGCTGCTGCGCCCGCTCCGGCTAAAGTCCCGCCCGCTCGCGCCATTGCCTATCTGATGGAGAACCCGGCAACGGTTGATCGGTTCGAAGAATTGTATGGGAAGGGTTCGGCGGCTCAATATCTGTCGCCCGCGCCTGAGCAAAACACCAAACCCAAGGCGAAATAAGCCACATGGCAATGGCATCAGACAACCCATATCTGCAATTCGAAAACGACGATGCGTCGTTCGTGGTCGAACCTACGAAAGAGGCGCCAGAGAACCCGTATTCGCAGTTTGAGAATGATGCGGACGCGAATGACACCATTGTTCCGAAGGGGCAGTCCGCGCCTACCCAAACAGATTTGCCGTCAACGCCGGGCGCTTCCTTCGCGTCCGATCCTGAAACTAACGATGCAATTTCGCGTCTCGATGCTATCAACAAGCGCGAAGGCACCGATAGACTGAATGAAGCCCGCGGTAGCAGCTTCGTCGAGGGCTTGGTTGATCCGCAGCAGTACAAGGAGTTTATCAAAGGTCCTGCGTCCGGTGCGGTCAGCATGTTGGCTTTGCCTCCGGCACTCGGCGCGGCGCTTCAAACTCGCGGCCAATCAAACGCTGGTGCGTTCGGTCGTGATCAGATCGAGGTCATGAACCGCATCGACCGCGGTGAATCTGTTCCTGACACGAGCGACGCCTACGGCTATCAGCATCAGTCACCGGACCAGCGAAAAGCCACGCGCGCCGATGCCGAACGGGCTGCCGCCGCCTTCAACCCCACGCCGCTTACCGAGCGAGCGCTGTACAAGGCCAGCGAGTCGGTCAAGGATTTTGCCAGAACCATTCTGCCGCCAGTTTCCGGTTATGAGGAGAGCGTCGGTCGCCAACTTGGCGAAGGGGTAGGCTCGCTGATTGCCGGCCTTCCGTTCGGCCTCGCCGGTCGCATCCCGGCAGGATTGTTCTTCGGCGCCGCTGGTGGCGGCGAGGCGCTGGAGCGTGCTGTCCAGTTCGACCAGACAGAACGTGCGGCCGGACGTCCCGGCTTATCCGAGGATGAGATCACCAAAGCCGCCATGCTGGGCGTTGCCCCTGGCACGACGGATATGCTTCCCTTGGAAGTCCTGATGGGACGGCTGAAAATCCCGCTCCCGTGGCGCGCGACTTTTGCTCGTGTCCTTGGCCGCATCGGTGGGCAAGCACTAACGGAAGGTGTTCAGGAGGGGGGCCAGCAGTTTCTGCAAAACCTAATCGCCGAGGAAACCTATAATCCCAAGCAGGCCCTTGGCGAAGGCATGGTGCCGAATACGGCAATGGGCGCTGGCGTCGGTGGCATCGCTCAAACGGCGCAGGAAGTTGTCAAGCTTCTGGCCAAGAGCGCAGGAGGCCGTAGAGGCGGCACAGCGGGGCAAGCGCCGGCACCTGCCCCAACGGCACCGGCTGCGGAACCCGCCGTCCAGCAGCCTGCTGCGGGCGCTGAGCAGCCGTTAGAACCGGCAAGCGAAGCGGTGACGCCAGAACAGGCCGCTGCGCCTCCGGTAGAAGCCGCGCCGACAGGAGAGCAGCCGGTCGCCGATGACGCGACGCAAGAAGTGGTATCGCCAGAGCGCGCCGATTATCTCGCACGCTTGGACGCGATGGACGAAGAGTTAGAAACTCTTACGAAGGATGACTATCTCGTTGACCATAGCCCTCTGAAAACAGCCCTGAGGGTCGCGACAAGCGCGAGTAGCCCAGACTTCGGCGACGCAACGAAAAGTGTCCAGGCCGCTCTCGAACTCGGGCGGACAGATATTGCCGAGACCATCATCGAGCGCGTCGAAAGAAGCGCCGCCGATATGGCTACGAAGGAACCTGCCTTACCGGTGGGTCATAAAAACTACGCTACCGCGAAGGCGATGTTGGCGAAGGAAGCCACCCGCCGTGCCGAAGAGGCGACTAACCTCAGGGCGCTCCACCCTAAAGCTCCCTCTCAGACCGCGCAGCCGTTTGAAGATGCCGATGCGCAAGAAGCCTCCCCCGAACTCCTCGCCATGGCTGCACGCCTTCGTGGCCTTGCTCCAGAGCAGATAGACAAAGTCCGTGCCCTCATCAAGCAGCAGGCTCCAGAGCTTGCCCAGGGCTTCGAGGAGCTTCTAGCATATCAGCCTAAGCCGAAGGCGGGGAAGAAGGCTAAGGCGGCTCCTGGGGCTGCTACGGCCGCTACATCGCCATTGCTCCCGAAGTCGATGGGCGCGCTGCCAAGCCGCATGCGTGGTGAAGCGGCTCCGTCCAATACCTTCACCGATCAAGTGCTAGCCATTGCCGACACGCTGAAGACGCCGACAGTGCGTGGCGCGACTTTCGATGGCCGCGTTTCGATTGCACAGGTTTATGACGCCTATGCGGCAAAGCACGATGATGCCGGTACTCTCGAAGAGTTCAAAGCGCGGCTTGTCGATACGGCGAAGAAGGATCCAGAGCGTCGGCTTGGACTCGGTCGCCTTGACCTCCCGGAGCGGATGGATAAGACTCTCCGGCAGCGAAGCGAAGCGATGTGGGGCGGGCAAGAAGTTCACTTCGTCTTGCAGAGCGAGCCTTCCGCCGCGCGGCCAGCGGCCGATGCCGCACGCCAACTCCGTGCTTCCTTCGCCACCATCCTTGACAGCAAAACACCTCGCTCTCAATGGGCGAAGAAGCTTGGCGTCAGCGATGCTGAAATGGCCCCGCTGATCGATGAGGCCGTCGCAAAGAACTGGCTCCGTAAGGACAAATCAGGCAATATCCGCAGGACGCCTGTTGCTCAGCGTTCCGGTGAATTCGCCGCGATGGCGGTCCCGAATGCCGCCGAATTTGCGAGGAGGTTCGAAGAGGCGTTCGGAGGCGGCACAGAGGCCGCCCAGGTCGCACCTATGGCATTGCCGGGGACCAAGCGCAATCTGCCGCTGTCGCCCGCCCCTGCCGGTCCTACGCCGGGTCTGACGCCATCTGCGCCCGGATCGCTGATCGATATTCAGCGGGAGCTTCGCCGGCGGCTCGGCTTGACCGTGGCCAAGGGCCGTCTTGACCCGGCACTGTCGCGCGCCGTGTCGATGTCAGGCGGCACCCTCATGGGCCAGTTCAGCCGCAAGACCGAGGTCATCCGCCTCCGCGTCTTGCAGGACATCGACACCGAAGCACATGAGGTTGGGCATGCCCTGGAAAGCCGCTATCCGCTTGCTGGGCTACAGAACGCTCATGCCGCAGAACTGCATGGTGTCGCCGCCTTAACGGGCCAGCAAGGGCTCTCTGAGGGTTTTGCTGAGTTCTTCCGCTTATATCTGACGAATCCGCAAGCCGCAACGGCACATGCTCCCGGCTTCATGACGGCCTTCGAAGAGTTCATGGATGCTGAAGATCCGCAGACGCTCCAGGATATTCAGGAGATCCGCGACCAGTACCAGCAATGGCGCAATGCCTCGTCCGCCGGTCGGCTCACCGCCGCGATCAAATCCGGCGTGCCGAAGACGACATGGCAGGAAATTCGCAAGGAACATAGCCAAGGCGGGCTGACCTCCGTCGGCGGCATGTTCTGGCGCTATCTGGAGCAGGTCTACAAGTCACGCATCGACAAGACGAATCCAATCCGAGTGCTTGTCCAGCGGATCGCGCGTCAGGCTGAGGAAAATAATCAGGGACTCGATCTCACCGCCTGGCGCAATCCGCAGATGCAGGCGCAGAAGATCGGCTCCGCTGATGGCGCATCCTATATCGACATTACGCGCGGTGTGCACTGGGAGAATGCCAACGGACAGGGCACTGTCAATCTTCGCGACGCGCTCGCGACAGCATTCGGCGGCATGCAATACGATCAATGGACCGATGAACAGCGCGACGCATTCGGCGCTTACCTGATCGCCCGGCGCGGACGCTGGCTCTGGCAGCGCTTCGAGATGAACCCGGCGCAGGACCGGGGACGTCTCGCCAATCCGCCGCAGAACCCGCAGACCGGCGACTGGTATTTCGACACCATGCGCCGGCAGCGCCGCGTCTTCCTCGGCAATCGCTGGGAAGCCGAACTCACGCACGCGCCTGACAAGCATACACGCGGCGATCACGAGATGACCGTCAGCGAACTCGACACGGCCAATGCGGGCTTTGACGCCGCGGCGCAGATGGTCTACCAGTTCTCCCGCGACCTGGCGCTCAAGCGTTATCAGGCTGGCCTCGATAGTCAAGAGGAATACGAGCACAAGCTCAACTCGCCTGACTATGTGCCGTGGTTCCGGGATATGTCGGATCAAATATTCGGCAGTTCGTCGGCGCTCTCCGGGCGCAAGGTGGCACAGAAGTTCAAGCTGCGCGGCTCCTATCGGGATTTCATCCATCCGATAGAAGGGATAGCACGGCAGGTCTTCGACACCAACTTCGAGATCGCAGTCAACAAGCCGAAACTGCTCTTGGCGCAGATGGCGGATGCGGTCACGGGCGCCGGCCGCTATGCCGAGATCGTTCCGGCGACGCGGATGCGCAGCCAGGAGATCAAGGTTCGCGACGCGCTCGAAGCCGCCGCGCGCAAAGAAGGACTTCCGCCAGAGGACGCCAAGGAGATGATCTCCGCCGTTGCCGCGATGATCGGAGACGATGCGGTGGCGACCCTGTTCCGCTCCGAGCAAGCTGGTGACGGGAAGGATGTCATCCTCCATTACATGGAAGGCGGCCAACTGAAGATGCTGCAGATCCATGATGATGGCCATGGAATTGCAAAGGATATTCTCGGTTTCTTCGAGACCGTTCGCGGTACGCCGATGGCTGACAGCTTCTTCGGCATGGTCACGGCCGCAGTGCGCATTCCGCAGAAAGGCATCACGACAGGTTTTGGATTCATGTGGCGCAATCTAATCCGCGACACATTCCAAGCGTCGGCGCTGCAAGCTGGGTACTTTCCGCTCGTTTCCAACATTCGCACGATCGCATCGAACCGCGCACGCATAAATCGAGGTGACGAAACGTGGGGCGACATCCTCGCACGACACGGCGGCATCATGGGCGGCATCGGCCGCACGGATATTCAGCTTTTGCAATCCGGCCGGATTTCTGAACTGCGGACAGATGGTGTGACGCTAGAGCCGTGGCGCCGTGATTTCTGGGCGCGCACGATCAATCCATGGCATGAGGATTTCTGGAAATGGGCGGAATGGACTGAATCCAATGCCCGCCAGACCATTGCCCGCATCTCGTTCAACCGCGCAATCGCCGATGTGCAAAGCCGCTATCCGACAATGCCGCCTGAGCAGCAGACGTTTATTGCCCTGGAGGCGGCGGTCCAGCGATCTCGGGACTACACCGACTATGGTCGCATGGGCGCAGCTCCAAGCCAGATGGTCGCAAACCGCACGATTATGTTCTTCAATCCCGCTCTTCAAGGGCCAGACAAAATGGTCCGGGCGGCGTTCCTAGCCCAGACGAATGAAGGCCGCTTTGCCTCGGCGCAGCTCATCCGCAAGAAGCTCTTGCCGCTCTTTAGCGATCGGCAATTCCAGAAACTGACGAAATCTGAGGTTGATGCGCTGAAGGATGCGGCCCGCATGTGGGTAACCATCGCCATCATCGCCCATGCGCATCTGCTGTTCGAGCTTGCATTCAATACGCCGGAAGAACGCAAAGACAAGTCCAAGATGGAACGGGCGCTGTACGTGACGTTTACAATCAATGGACAGCCCTACAAAATTCCACGCGGTTTCGACATTATCAATGTGGCGTCGAATGCTGTCCGCGCCACTTACGACAGTTGGTTTGATGAAGATCCGACCGCTTGGGAGCGGTTCCGCCAGACGCTGGCCCTCAGCCTTCTGCCGCCAGCGTCCAGCCCGCTCCTCGACCTATACATCGGCTGGAAGCACAACCGGAACAACTTCTTCGAAAGCGCCATCGAGCCGGAATACATGCAAGGCAAGATGCCGGAGGATCGCTATACCGCCTACACATCGAACCTGTCTCGCCGCTTTGCTGAAGCCATCCAGCCGATCGCACCATTCGATGTCAGTCCGATCATGGTCGAATACACCATGAATGCGATCGGCTCGGACTGGTCACGGGATATTCTGAGGGCCTATGATACGCTTGATCCGGAGAAGCCGGAACTCCGCTGGCAGGAATACCCGTTCATTCGCACAACGCGCGGGTCGCGCTCCAGCCGCGGGAGTGAGGATTATTGGGACCTGATGGGGCGCGACGGTGTGTTCGCGCAGGCTGGTGCTAGTTATAAGAGCGAGGCGGTTGATAACAAGGCTTGGTCGAAGGACGATATCCGTAAATTCTTTGACGTTCGCATGAAAGATGATGACGCCAAGGCGTTCGCAATCCTCAATGGCCACTACGATAAGGATCAGCGCAGCCTGCATCCGATGGTTCGCGCCCAGGACATGATAAGGGCGGTCAGCGCTACCCAGCGCGATGTTGTCGCCAATCGGATCGATGTGCGCGTGACGAGTAAACTGGACAACCGCACCGAAGTCTCACGTGAAGCGCGCGGCGCGGCGGTGGAAATTCTCGCCGAGATCAATCGGCGTGAGCCTCTCAACGCCCTGATCGCATTGCAGCGTCCCGGCTATGAGAAGCGCGAGCCGATGCCGATCAAGCCGTATCTGGAAGAGCTGGAGACAATCTCCCCGGAAATCGCCGGTGTGTTGCGCGAGAAGATCATCAAACGATCTTCCAATGGCGGCACTATCTCACGGATTTACGACTATGACGAGGTCAGGGCGTCCTGGCCTGAGATGAAGCGGACGCTATTGGCCAAGGATAAGATCGAAGAAATCATCGAGCAAACTGGACAGGTCGAGTTCAAGGATTTCCTTGGCCCGGCGGCCGGCGCGCGGGCTATTGGGTTGCGTTAGATTATCTGAATCAACGTTGCCCAGATGCCGATGTAAACCATGATGGCTGTCCAGATTGTACGGGAAAGGAAGCTGAAACCAAAATTGAATGTGCCTGCACGTCTATACACAGCCATCAGTTCTCGACGCTCCGAAGCGAGAACGATCAAACCACCGATGGCTAAGCTGATCAGATACATCATTTAGACGCTTCCCAGCCAGTTCAAGCACGTGACGCCAACAGCCGCCAGCGCTCCAACGGTAAACATCGTCTCGGCTCTGCGGCTGAAAATTGCCGTCACACCGATCGCCAGTAGGGCAATCACGAAAATGAAGATGCCGGCACCGATAGTTTCGCCGATGGCGCGACCGCTGGCAAGGCCATGACCGGATACGCCAGCCGCCGCGAGAATAAACGCGCAGCCGAATGAAATGACGAGCAGTAGCATCCCGATCTTAAGCGCACGCATACCTAGTACCCCCGCGTCAACGCAAGTCGTTCTTCTACCATCCAGGAAACCTAATGACAACGACGATAACCAAACGGATCAGCGCCGTTGCATCCGGTGGGCAGACATCGCGCGTTATCGCATCAGAACTCACCAGCAACCTCCTTCTGCTAGAGGGCGATGAAAGCGGATATCTGCTGCTCGAAGGCGATGAGCAATCTGATGCCGACAAGCTCATGCTCGAAGGCGACGAAGCCGAAGCCAGTCTCAACACTCGGAGAATAACGGGAACTCCTGTGGCAAACAATACAAATCGGGTGACTATCTGATGGCCGACAAAACACTCTCCAGCCTCACTAGTATTGGCACGCTGTCGTCGGGTGATACTGGCGATATCGTGTACGTCGTCAGCGGGGGCAATTCGCGAAAGGCTCACCTTGGCGGTATTGCAGATATCGGCGTCACGACAGATAATGCCATTGCCCGCTTCAACGGAACTGATGGTGCGCTTCAGAACTCCGGCATCACCATTGATGACAATGACGACATTACTGGGGCAGCGGGCGGACTGACGATTACGGGCGGCACCGGTTCCGGTGACGATCTCCGCCTGACCTCAACCTCGAACGCCACCAAAGGCACCATCAATATCGGTAGTGCCACGAGCGGCATATTTTTCGACGAAGCCCTTGAGCGTATTTCGCTCGGAGCGAATATCCAGACCTTTACCTTTTCCGGGATTCCGGTAGGCGTCGATTTCTTCATCCACAATGACGAAGCAGCCGAAGTCTGCCAAGTGGTTGGACGCTATAGCAGCACGGCGCTTAACGCAGCATGCTGGGCTGGGGTACGGTCAAGGGGAACGATAGCGGTTCCAACCGTGGTGCAGTCAGGCGATCGGCTGGCGCTGTTTTCGTCCTTCGGCTTTGACGGCACGGATTATGAATATGCCGGTGCCATCTATTGCGAGGTCGATGGTACGCCGGGCTCGAACGATATGCCGGGCCGGTGGATTATCGCCACAACGCCGGATGGTTCAACGGTGCCTGTTGAGGCCGTGCGGTTTCGCTCCGACCAAAGCGCGCTGTTCGCCAAGCACATCGACCTTACGGAGATAGCAGAACCTGCAAGTCCAGCAGCGAATGTCGCTCGGGTCAGGGCGCTTGACGATGGCGCTGGCGTCACGACCGTTGGTTTCAAAGACAGCGCCGGGAATGTCGTGCCTATGTCGCATTTCCTGCAATCAGGGACTGGGGCGGTGACGCGAACGCAGCATGCCAAGCTACGCGAGCGGGTCGATGCCAGGGATTTTGGCGTCACAGGTAATGGCTCGACCGACGACGCTGCGGCGATCAACGCGGGGCTGGCTGCTCTTAATGCTGCTGGCGGAGGTGTTCTAGAATTTCCTGCTGGTTTCAATTGCCGGATCACCGCTCGGATCGACAACACCTATGCGAACGTTCTCATGCGTGGCCTCGGCCCGGATAGCTTCCACGATGTGGGAACGCAAGGGGCGAACGCGGCGGTTAAGTTCACATGGGCGGGAGCCACCGACGCCAACGACGCCATGGTCTTGATCTCTTCACCTTTCGGCGCTTCAAATCCTGTCCTGACCGGCGGTGGCATTGAGAACATTATGCTCGACTGCGCCAGAATTCGCGGGATCGGTCTGCAAGTGCTCAGTCGGCGTCAACTTCTTGTTCGAGACATTTTCGTGCTGGACGCGACGAACAGGGCATTTTGGTTCACTGCGGGGATCACCAGCACAGATTACGGCGAAGCTGCCGACATTCAGGATGGTCTCTTCGAGCGTCTGCGCTGGCGCTTGATCGACGTTGCGGCTGTCCAAAGTGCGCACGGCCTTTACCTCACTGGTAGCAGCAATGCTAACACATCGTTCAACACTTTCAAGAATTGCATTGGTCAGACCCAGAACGGCACAGGGTATTTTCTTGAGAGCGCCGACAATAATGTGTTTATCGGATGCCGTCATTTCTCGCTTGGCACCGGTCTCGATTTCGACCTCAAGGGCACAACCGGCGGCGGTTCTGTCGGCGGCGCTAGCAATTATTTCATCGGCTGTAGCTGGGGGGCCGGGGCTGGTAAGTTCACAATCAGGGGCACCGAAGCGGGGTTTGCCGCAGGCACGAACGACAATGTGCTCGTAACGGAAGACCTTGCAAACTCCTCCGCTGAACCTGTGCTGGGTACGGGATCATCCGTTATTAGGCCGACCAAGGCTGCATTCCTCTCAGTGAAGGGTACGCCAACAAACACCACGAGATACGTCCAGGACATCACCGGCACGGCCAACCAGGTTCTGCGCGTCAACAGTGCTGGAACGGCGTTGGCATTCGGGGCGCTTGACCTTACGCAGGCCGGCACAGCAACAGCAGCTTGGACAACCTACACGCCGACTTTCACGTCCGCGTCAGGCACGCTCGGCACCCAAACATTAAATCGTGCGCGGTATCTTCAGGTCGGAAAGTTGGTACATGTTTTGGTCGACGTCTCCATCACGAGCGCTGGCACGGCTCCCGGAGGAGCCGTAAGAATCACGCTTCCTGTGGTGGCGGCCAATGTGGCGTATTCGGGCGGGCTTTCTGGTTACGAACTCGCCAATGGCAATATATTGTCAGGTTATGTAGACGGCACGAATTCGCGGGCAAATGTCACGCTTAATAATGGCGCATTTCCGGGGGCAAACGGCAATCGGTTGATGATGACCATGACCTACGAAGCCGCTTAGCGACGACTTTGCAGCAAACAGAATGCCCGCCTGTCGCCCTCTGCGCTCGCCGGATCGGAGGTCTCCATATCGCCGCCGATGATCGTATACGTCAAGACGTCCCAGCCGGTGCGCTCGAACAGCCGCCGAAGTCCAGCATCGGTGAAGATCCAAAAGTTCGTCGGATCGTTGTTGCACTCATCGGGGGCCAGGAGATAGGCGCCAGGGACGTTGCCCATGATGCCGCCTGTGACGCGGGTGGATAGGGCGATCCGGCGCACCCGCTTAGCCAAGGTCTCAAGGACATAGAACGGGTTCTTGATGTGGTAGAGGATGCCGAGGAACAGCGCGAAATCATAGTCGGCAGGGAGCGAAAACTGCTGGTCGAGGTCAGCTTCGTGGAAGTTCACCCCGGCACCGAGCGCGCGATCAAGCCTGCGGGCCCCGAGAAACGCGTTGATGTTCGTCGGCGGATTGTCCACCAGATCAACCTGGCAGCCCTGAGTTTGCAGAAACAGGCCCATGTCGCCATCGGCGCAGCCAATATCTGCAATGCGGGCGCGGGTGTTGATGAGGTCGTAGAACAATCTCCGGTATTCGCCCGTTAGCACCGGTTCAAGCGCCCATATATTGCTCATGCTATCATACGGATACCATGGCAGCCCGTTGTCTGGCTCAGTCGTTGCCCTAATGACCTCTAGCCTAGCTTTAAATTCGAGAGCGGAATCCTTAACCGTATCAAGCGGATCAGCATAAACTTCGAGCATCAACAGACTCCAATACGCAAACATGGTGGCGCGAAAATGTTGGCCCAATCAGGAAGCCTAACTCGGCGCCCTGACTTCTTCCGAAACCATACCCCACCTTCGCCATCGACCCAAATCATGGGTGATGCTGTAGCACATACTAAGCTCTGAGCAAGCACGATCTAGAGACTTTGCAGCCCCCTTATGGGGGTATTTCTTTGCGCGAGAGGAACAGCATGGACATTTCGCAGCGCGGTATCGATCTGATCGTCAGCTTTGAGGGCAAGCACAAGCTGCGAGCGGACGGCAGGTATCAGGCATATCTTGACACCTTGGCGAAGCCTCCGGTGTGGACGCTGTATTGCGGCCTGACGCGCGGCATCCGCGAAGGGATGATCTGCACTGCCGAGGAAGGAGACCGGATGTTCGCCAAGGAATTGGCGATTTTTGAAGATGCCGTCGAGCGGTTGATAACCGTTCCACTCAACGAAAATCAATTCGCGGCCCTCGTCAGCTTCGCATATAATTGCGGTGTTGGTGCTCTTGAACGGTCAACTCTACGAAAAGTCTTGAACCAAGGCAAGTACGATCAGGTTCCGGCCCAGCTTATGAAGTGGGTCAATGCTGGCGGCGTCAAATACGCTGGCCTCGTGCGCCGTCGCGCGGCTGAAGGCGCTCTGTTCATGGAGCCGATGGAAGACAAGATCGCCGACGCCGTGCTTGAGGGCGAGGTATTGAAGGCGCCCGCGATGCCTCAGCGCGTCGATGAAGCACCCGCTGAGCGCATCCCGGAGATCATCATACGGAGCTGGACCATAAGGGGGGCAATCCTGTCGTTCGCGGCTTGGCTCGCTCAGTTCTTCATCGACGCCTACGACTGGCTATTTGGTGTGGTGAAAGAGGCAGGGCCGGAGGTCATCGCGCTCAAGACGACGCTTTCCCCCTTTGATGTGCTCATCAAAATGACGCCTACGCTTCTGCTGGCCATTTCCGCTATCGGTCTCGGCATCGTGGTCATGCGGCGGCTTCAAGCGGGTCGCGAAGGGAAAATCGGATGATAGCAGGTTTCGCCTCCCTCGCCTTCAACCCGGCCGCCTGGATCGTGGTCGCCGTGGTTGCCTTCAGCGGATTTTCCGCCGGCGTCGTGAAGGGCTGGAACGCCTCGAACTCCGACCACTGGCGCCAGCAGGTCGAAGCCCTCACCGACGCCGCCCAGCAGAAAGAGCGCCTTCTCCGCGCCGACGCCGCCCGCGCTGAGATCGACCGCTTCGAACTTGTGCGCGAGAAAGCCGAATTGGAGAAAGTCATTGAAGAGACCCGCAATCCTGGCGCTTGTCGCCTTAGCGTCTCAGAACTTGCTGGCTTGCAACAGCTCGCCGCCGGCCGTGGTGGAAATCTCCCTCATGTGCCCTCCACTCGCCCTTGATATCGTCGCCGAGAGCAAGCGTGCTCCGATCCTGAAGGGCGAAACCGCAGCGGAGATCGCTGCCCGACTGGTGATCCAGAACCGGACCAAGAACCGTGCCCTTAAACGGGCCATCGTTGCGCACGAGGAATGCAGAAAAGGGTAGCTCACCCTACTGGATTTCATAGGAAATCACGGTTTTTCACCGATTAATTGAAAGCAAGCGAGATGAGCGAGCAAGGGCCGCCCCAGCAGTCGCGCTCGCGCGGCAACAATTACGATATTCAGTATCGGCCTGTCGTAGATCCATCAAGCATGTACGTCAGTATCGGCAAGGTAGCATCCATCGTTATTACGATACTATTCGCCGCACTATATCTCCGTGACTTTCAGCACGAAACGCAGCAATATCAGCGCTCTATGACGGACAAGATGGACGCCATGGTAAGAGCAATGGAGGGAATGACGACAAGTCGCGATCTCTCCGATTTCTGCATGATGGCACAGGCTGAGAATTCCAATTGGAAATGCCCTGCTGTGTTCCAATGGCGGCGTCAGGGCTCTGTCGCGCCGAAGCAGGACAAGCCCGTCAGGGTCATGCTCGGGTCGCGATAGTCACAGGCAACCGAGCAAAGTCGAGCAGAGCCAAGCTGAAATCGCCAGATTGAAATAGAGCTTCATGGTTGTTGTCCTTCATACGCAAACGCTAGATAGCGTTCCGTACACGGAAAATCTGGCAATTTTTTGACAAGCGCAAGAGACGGAAAATACCCATGTCGGCGGCAACATCTGACCAACAACGC